CACTATTCGGCCTGGAATATAAGAACTACGCAGATGAGCATACTCAGATTTTCGACATCGAGAATTCTGACAGAGCTTTTGAAGAAGAAGTTATGTTATCTGGTTTCGCAAACGCTTCAGTAAAACCTGAAGGTTCAAGCGTAAACTTTGATTCAGCAACTGAATCTTTCACTGCTAGATACACTCACGAAACGCTTGCTTTAGCGTTCTCGATCACTGAAGAAGCGATCGAAGACAATTTGTATGACAGACTTGCGTCTAGATATACAAAAGCATTAGCTAGATCAATGGCTAACGCAAAACAAGTTAAAGCAGCAAATGTGTTAAACAATGCGTTTGACTCATCTTTCACAGGTGGTGATGGGGTAGAACTATGTTCTGCTGTTCACCCGATTACTGGTGGAACGTTCAAAAACGAACTTTCTACTTCAGCTGATCTTAACGAAACATCGTTAGAGCAGTCTTTAATTGACATCGCAGCGATGACTGATGACAGAGGGTTAAAAATTGCAGCTAAAGGAACTAAAATGATAATTCCTTCTGCGCTTCAATTTACTGCTGAAAGACTGATGAAGTCTACAGGTAGAGTTGGAACGGCTGACAATGACATTAACGCAGTAGCTAACATGGGAATGATCCCACAAGGCTATGTAGTTAATCACTACTTAACTGACACAGATGCGTTTTTCATCAAAACTGATGTACCTAATGGATTAAAAATGTTCGTTAGATCACCAGTTAAAACTTCGATGGAAGGCGACTTCGAAACTGGCAACGTTAAATACAAAGCTAGAGAGAGATATTCATTTGGATTCTCAGACCCTAGAGGTATTTTCGGATCACCAGGAGCGTAATCTAAATAATTAATTAATGAGGCGGGCCACAATCTCGCCTCATTTTTTTTGCAACATCTAAAAACCAATGAAAAAATTCTTAATTAAAATCACTGCATATGGCTATATTACTGAATTTACAGTTATGGCTAAAGATATCCCTGAAAGTATTGAGAATGCTATCCTTGACAAACTAGGAAAAAATGATATTAATTGGGAGAAATCCGATTTTTATGATCGGAGACTTAAATGGTTGACTTTTGAGGAGGTCAAAGATGATGGACTTACAAGACCTATACAAACAAAAGAGGTCCTTGGAGTTGAACTGGGAACAGGAGCATCTCAAATCGGGTAAGTACACTCTCGATATGGTTAGGATTGACCATAAAGTTAGAGCGCTAATTGCTGACATTAAAATGAAAGAAGCAGAATTAGCACACAGCACTAACAAAATTGAAGACGCTGCCCCCAAAGTTTCAGTAGCTACTTAATAAAAAGCTACATCACGAAAATCGTATTTTCTTTACAGGCTCTCTTGCACTTCATATAAATTTGTTGTATTCTTGCAACACTATACATAAAAAATAAAATGAATATAGACGCGTATAGTCGACATGCCCCTAGGGACTATATTCAAATATTCTAGGAGGAATATTATGGCAAACACAACATTTAATGGACCGGTACGTGCGGAACAAGGATTCAAACAAGTATCCAAAAACGCTTCAACTGGTGCATTTACAGATCAACTAACTGTTGACTCAAGTGGTAACCTAGCTCAAACAGCTGGTGTTAATAACTTGATAACAGATGTAGAAAACTTAACTGCAGCTACTAAAACAGTAACAGCAGCAGATACAGGAACTACATACTTGTTAAACAGAGCGGGTGGTATCGTAGTAACTTTACCAACTGCAGCTTCTGGACTAAAATATAAATTTATCATTGGTACAACTTTCACAGGTACCTTTTCAATTGACGCTGCAGCAGCAGTGGATATTTTTACAGCTGCATCTACAATTATCATTTCTGATAAAGATGCACCTGGTACAGTTAGCTTAAAGCAGTTTCACGCTGATGGATCTGATGACGATAAAATGGTTATGGACGCTGATACAAAAGGAAGATTTGTAGGCGGTGTTATTGACTGTGTAGGTATCGCAACAGGTGGACAAGGCAGTGCAACAGCAGTATGGCAAATGAATGGCTTTACTTTCGGAGACGGAACTTTAGCAACACCATTTGCATAATAACAATTAATGTGGGGCTTCGGCCCCACAGTTTCTTAATTAAGGAGGGAAACAAATGGCAGATACAGTAACAGGACCAACTATCTTACAACAAAACGATAATAGAGTAGTTATCAAAATCGTAAATCAATCAGACGGAACAGGTGGAACTACAGTTTTTGGTGATGTCTCAGCTTTAGACGCTAGAGAAGACGGAACTGCAGTGGCTCACTTAGGACTACTTAGAGTTTGGTATTCTTGTCAAGGCGGAGATGGAGGAGACTCATACGCAAGATTAGATGAAGAAGACTCTGATGGAGATATTCCTATCATTGGTTTAACTGGTGCAGGATATTGGGACTTTAGAGAATTTGGTGGAATACCTGCAGATAAATCTAGTAACAGTAATCAAAGTGATGTTAACTTTGTAGTGCCTGGTGCCGCAGATTCTGGTAACATGTACACAGTTGTAGCAGAATTCCAGAAAATTTATTAGGAGGTAACTGATGGCCAATACAACTTCAGGCACAGTTATTTTTGATAAGGGTTTTGCAGTAGATGATATTATTGCAGAGGCATACGAGCGTATCGGATCACAAGTAACGTCTGGATATCAACTAAAAACAGCAAGACGATCTCTTAATATATTATTTCAAGAATGGGGCAATAGAGGTTTGCACTACTGGGAAGTAGCTGAAACTAATATTGACTTAATTGAAGGTCAAGCTGAATACACATTTTATAGATCAAGTGATGATGGAACCAGCTCTAGCACTAATGCATCATCTAACGTTTATGGTGTAGCAGACATTCTTGAAGCAACCATAAGAACTAATAGAACTGCAACAACACAAGCTGATTCTGCTTTAACAAAAATAGATAGATCAACTTATTCTGCATTGGCAAATAAATTAACTAAAGGAACGCCAGCACAATATTTTGTTCAAAGATTTATAGATAAAACAACTTTAACTGTTTATCCAACAGCAGACTCTACTAATGCATCTAAAGACTTACACTTTTATTATGTAAAAAGAATTCAAGATGCAGATTCAACTTATACAGATGCAACAGACATACCATACAGATTTGTACCATGTATGGCTTCAGGATTAGCTTTTTATTTAGCACAAAAATTTAATCCACAATTAGTACAACAAATGAAATTATATTATGAAGACGAGTTAGCTAGAGCGTTAGCAGAAGATGGTTCTTCTACGAGCACTCACATAACTCCTAAAAACTATTACCCGAATATTTAATTATGGCAAAATACGCAAAAGCAATATCAGATAGATCAGGGATGGAGTTTCCATATAAAGAAATGGTTACAGAATGGAATGGTTCTTTTGTGCATATATCTGAGTATGAAGAAAAACATCCTCAATTAGAATTAAGAGCTAATAGAGGTGCAGAACAACAAGGTTTAAAAAATGCTAGACCTAAAAGAGTGGAAAATGAAGTTATAATACTTCTTGTACCTAATCCTTTTGAAACTATAGCTGCAAGTTCTGGAATTATAAATGTAAAAGAACAAGGCCACGGAAGATCGACTGGAGACACTGTAAGATTTAGAGGTGCAAGATATATTACATCTGATCCAGATGGATTTCAAAATCCTTCTAATTTTGATGGCATTACAGGTTCTAATATAGCAAAAGCTGCTGGTTACTCGATAACTGTAGGCAAAAGAGATTCAAGTGGAAATATTACAAACACAGAAAATTTCTATCACTTTACTGTAGACACAGATACTGCTACAACTGGTGGTATATCAGGAGGAGGAGAAGGTTGTTCATCAGGACCAGCAACCTTAACAGCATAATATGGCAGGACTAAGCGCATCAGGATTAAAAACACAAATAAGAAGTTATACTGAGGTTAGCTCTACAGTGCTGTCTGATAGTGTTTTAGAGAATATTATTTTAAATGCTCAATATAGAATATTTAGAGATGTGCCAATTGATGCTGATAGAAAAACATCTACAGGTAATTTTACATCTGGAACAGGCACTGTAACTGTGCCAGCAGGAGCTGTATTTATTAGAGCAGTTCAAGTTTATACTGCAACGGGATCTACTTATACAGGTGCTAATACATATTTAGAAAAAAGAGATTTAACTTTTTTAGAGGAATATATTTCAGCAACTACAACTACTGGAACACCAAAATATTATGCAATGCTAGACACAGGGGCAACTGGAGAAAGTTCTTCAAACTCTGGATCTATAATTGTATCACCAACACCAAGTGCAACATTTGCTTATAAAATACATTACAATGCAGCACCAGCATTATTAGAAAATGATGATACTAATTATATTAGTATGAATTTTCCAAATGGTCTGCTATATTGTTGCCTAGCAGAAACTTATGCTTTTTTAAAGGGACC